TGCCTCCTAAGAAGTAAAGATTTTCTGATTTGTTGTGCTTTTCTTCTGAGTATAAGCCATATTTCGAGAGTATTTCGATAAAGTCTCTCATCACTGAGCCTTTTATGGATGGCAACGAGGATCTGCAAATGGTTAGGGTTTTTCCCTTCTCTTGTAATAATTTCACGATAAACCATGTCAATACATTGTAAGTTTTGCCAGACCTTGTTCCGCCTTGCATAACTGATATTTTTTTTTGGCTGTTTTGCAGTACTTCGAAGACGATGTTTGTGGTTACATTCATAAGACATAGAAAAAAAAATTAAAAAATTGGTTGTGTGTTTACCATTAGAAAACTTTTGGTTTTATAGGAAGGTAGGGGGTGTCTATCCTATTTGCTATTTTAAGGCTCATTTAAGCCCTTTAAATATAAAATGGACACATAGTACTACTCCTAGTATTAAAAGCCTTAGAATCGTCTTAAAATGCGAAATAAGGCTATTGTGGTTACTCTTCATACTCTCCGTCTTCGTTAATATCCAATAATTCCCCTTTATCATGGTTATAAAGAGGGATTTCATCACTTTCCCCAGCTTTGTAAGCAGGTACGACCATTCCTGGCTCTGTTTGCGTATCAAAATTGATTATCTCACCTTGAGGTAACGCTTTGTGCTCATCTCCGTCTATTTGTTTCATAATATCATCAATTTGATTCGGTTTAACTACGTTGACTGTAATTTGCTTAACCACATCTCCTTCATGAGCAACCTCAGTCTTCTCGATATATCCTCTTCTCTTGCCTCTAGTCTTCAGTAAGAACATGGTAGCTAAGGTATCACCCCTAGCAATCCTCTCCATTAGCTTTTGTTCGCCAAAGTCAAGCATTATCTCCTCAGGCTCGATTTCAGCCAACCTCTTAGCAAAGTCAGGATCATCCTTCAACCAAGTCTTATACTGCGTCCTACCGACTCCAGAAGCTTCACATGATATGGTTATATTGCCGAAGTTCTCCTTATAAGCTATGATAAAAGCTTCTTTAGCTATTTCCTTGAATTGTGCGTTCATATTATTTCTTTGGTTTGGTTCTATACATACATAGAGTTCTTGGGTTCTTTCTATTCTCCTTCTGAGCTAATTCAGCTCTTAAGTACTGCTTAGGCTTTTCATCTACTTGCTCAACAACCTTTAGCGTTCCTTTAACTGGGAAAGGTATATTTAGGCTACTCATTGCACCAGTATCAACTCCTTTCTTATATCTCAAGTCTAATTTACGTTCAGTCATATCAAATGTTTAAAAATGTTAAAATCTTTGTTTTATATCAGAATTTTAGGGGGCACAAGGGGTGTATATTTTAGATCACACGAATAAAAGGGCTAGGGGGTCACTACTGGCGTTTAGATACCCCAAAAATCGTTTATCTCATGTTAACCCTAGTACTTTGTCAACTAATTTTTTGAGGGGCTGAAATAGGCTTAAAATAGTGGTTAAATTCATCGGTTAATTAATGTGCTTGGTTGCCCAAAGTTAGTACATTAATTTAATGATTGATAAGTGACTGAAACGGGGAAGGTAAAAATTACCCTTTGTATTCTATTAATACATAAACTACTAATTAAATTATAAAGTACTTAAGTAACTAATTACTTACTATATTAATATAGTATTTATTTATTAGTATTAAATTACTAATTAAACATTGAATAATAGTATACTTTATACTTATATATCAGGATCAACCGAATACCTAAAAAATAAATAAAAAATATTTACAATTTTTTGCAATTGTTTGAAATTGTTTACATATCTTTGATTTATCAAACAAACCAAAAACACTAACAACATGACAAGCGCAACCAAAAAAATTGAATTAGCAAAGGCTTATTTAACAGCTAACAAAAGCGAAATAACCTCGGCAAATGTTATCGGAGTGCTAATGTATCCCGAGTTAATAGAGCATACTTATTATGGCTTATTATGGCTTAAATACAACAACTTAAAGCCTACAGCAAAGGCCCTAAGTACTACATTAAAAACGCCTAGTTTTTCACTTTGCGCAATGTTAGCAGCTCGCAATATCGATACAACTATAAACTTTTAACAAACATAAAAAAAACAACATGCAACACTTTAGCAACTTTCTTTTAATTACTCAGTTTATTTTATTTATCCTAGTCCTTTCTAACATGGCCAGGTTATTAACAGATTATTTACTAACTAAAATTAAATAACATGGTAAACATTATTGATCTATCTATTTATCTAATTATTGGGACTCTATTAATAACACTAATTAAAACTATCTGGCAGGAACTAACAAACAATTAAAACTTAATAACATGACAAAGCACAACTATAAAATAATTCAGGACGTTTACGGAATATATGAGCAGGGCTTTTATTTAGTTATTGATATGAATAAAAATACTTTACTAAACTTATTTCAGTTTAAAAAAGAGGCTAAACAATATTTAAAAGATATAAAAACAAACAATTAAAATTTATAAACATGCAAACAACACAAACAAAAAAAAGAAAGGTATTGTCTCACGATCTAAAAGCTAGGGCAGCAGCCGAAATAATTATCGGATCAAGTACTGGCAATTATGGCTTTGGCAGGACCTGGCAGCTTAAGGCCTTTGGTAAAGTTTTTTACCTGGGCCAGGACGCAAAAGTATGTGACCGTATAATAGGCCTAGCGCCTAGCGACGTTATCGACGTAATTAGAGGAAACAATATAAGCGACGATAAGATAAACAATAATTTAGCCATTTTAATTATTGACAGCATCGGACTAACTTACGAAGCTGCGCAGGATCTCGAAGCCTGGGCACTAGCATGCGACTAAAATAAACTATAAACTACAAAAAAACAATATCATGAACTTATTAAAATTTCAAAGCGGAAACGCTAAACTGGGCAAAAATATATTTACTTTTTCTTTGCCAGCTGGTCACTCATGCCCTTTCGCTTCTGACTGTTTAAGTAAAGCGGACCCAATTACTGGCAAATTAACCGACGGCCCAGAAACAAAATTTCGCTGCTTCGCTGCATCGGCTGAGGCTGTTTATCCTAATGTAAGAAAGGCCCGCTGGCATAATTACGAACAATTGAGAGAGGCTAAAAGCTTAAACAATATGGCGGCCTTAATTTTGTCTAGTATACCAAAAAAAGCGAATATAATTCGTATTCATGTTTCTGGGGACTTTTTTAACGAACAATATTTTAGGGCCTGGGTATATGTAGCGCAGCAAAGGCCCGAAGTACTTTTTTATGCGTATACTAAAAGCCTTAATTATTGGGTAAACAATATTTTAACAGTCCCAGACAATTTTAAACTTAACGCAAGCGAAGGCGGCAAATTAGATGCCCAGATATTAGAACATGGCCTTAAATTTGCTAAAGTTGTTTACAGTCCAGAGGAAGCGCAGGCGCTAGGGCTTGCAATAGACCATACAGATGAAGCAGCATATAAGACAGAGCAAAGCTTTGCGCTTTTAATACATGGCCAGCAGCCGAAAGGATCGAAGGCCAGCGCTGCAATAAAGGACCTGAAAGCTAGAGGCGTAAAATATAGCTATAGCTAAAAAATATATTTTTTTTTGCCCTGGGCTTAATTGCCTAGGGCTTTTTTATATCCTGGGCAATATAAGGGCTAGCCAGTTCGAAGCTGGGCCAGGAACTACACAATTACAATTTATGAATATTTATGCACTAAAAAACAAAATTAAGCGCTTAGAGCTAGTTAACGATCCAGCGCAAAGGTATTGGCTTGAATTTCTTAAAGATCTTTACAGCCAGGAACTGGGCCAGATAGTAAAGAAAGCAGGCCAGGGCCAGGATCAACAAAGCCGCAGCGCTAAAGCCTGGCAGGATCATCTGGCTAGGTAATTAATTAAAAGCCCATTAAGGGCCTAAATTTATTTTTATGTATAACTTATCGAAAACAAAAAAAGAAGCCAGCCTAGGGCCTTAAAATAGCCTTAAAATACTATTATAGGCCAGGGCCAGCATATGCAAAGCATAAAGTAAAAACTAACGCTTATTAGTTGACTAATCAACTAATTTGTAGAATTTTGCGACTATTTTTTAGTTGCAGGCAAAAACCTGCCAAAAACCCTATGCAAAAACTCCCCAAAAACCTCGCAAAAATCTGGTACGCAAAAATCCAGCAAAAATCTTTTATGATTTCCTTAACAAAAAACCTGCAAAAAACCTTGAAATATATCCAAAAACTTCCTAATTTTACAAAACAATTACAAACAAAACAAAAAACCATGTACATTAACTTAAACACAATGCCACATGAAGCCTATATGCTACTTTGGCATTCAGACAAAAACTTTATTGGCACATCTAACTATGTTGGTCTTGCCTACTACTGGTCTTATGATTATCGTCATTATTTGCGTGATGCTTCTCCCTATGTTAAACGTAAAGTTCATGCTGAATTCTTAAAAAATGGTCTTAATTTATCTGATTCTACTGAAAAGCATTTATCTATCATTAGAAAATATACCAAATTAAACTAAAATTATGCACCAATTAATCACACTTACCGATCGCATGAAGTGCGGTATTACTGGCACGATTATCGACAAAGGCGAACAAGCCTATTACAATCATCAGACAAAAACCCTACAAGAGTAAAAACAAAAAAAATGCTGAAACTAACCCTCGAACAAAAAAAGAAAGGTATCAAAGAAGAGTTTACCTATGTAAACAGTAACGGAAGAATGTCAAAACAATACACCTACAAAGGGATGTATATTACTTGGGATAATCAAATCCTACATGGCAAATGGTATTACTGGAGAGCTAGTTACTACGGATCTTTAGATGCAGCGATTTCAGGAATAGATAGGCACATCAATCACTTTAAAACCAAATAAACAAATGTTAGAAATCAAAGACTACAAAAGCCTTTTTAAATATGGCGACATGAAAAAAATCATGGAAATCACTGGCTATAGTCGTTATGTTATTGAAACTAGACTAAAGAACAATGACTATGAGATGACAGAGTTGATAAAAACCTTTTACGACAAAAAACTTGAACTACTCAAAAACCAAATATGGGAGCATCAGAAATAAGCTATTACGTTATGCCAGGACTAAAACAAACAGAAGTAAGATTTGACCAAGTTATTAAAACGGTATGCGAAGTCATGAAAATTGATAGATATAAGTTACTAACGCCAAACAGAAGTAAAAACTTGGTTTTTGGTAGGAATATGTGTTACTTTATTTTTAGACGTTATTTTTCGATGACACTAAAAGAAATAGCACAAGCTTTTGGCAGAGATCACACTACAGTTATTCATGGACTTGTAACATTCCAAAATGACATAGAGTGTATCAAGTTTTATAAATCTCAGTTCTTAGACGTACAACAAACATTAGGATTACACACAAACAACAAAAAACTCAATATTTTAACAACAAACTAAACATTATGCTATCATCATTCGCAGACTTAAACGAAACAGACAAAAGACTATTTGTCGCAAAAATCATCCACAACATTAATTATAGCCAATCAAGTTTTGAGACTGTCCAGGCTCTTGTTAAAATGTGGGATGAATACCCTAGAAGACAAGCAACTTTTTTTACAAAATTAAACCAAATAACAAATGGAACTGCAAACAACTAACAACGAAATTCAAGCACCTAGTTACCAAATGGTAAACAAGGACTCAATGCTTTCTTTATCTAACGAACTAAAGAGATTCGTTAAAGAAGCACACTTAGTATCTAACATTAAAGGAAAGGACTATTGTAACGTAGAAGCATGGCAGATGGCTGGAGCTTCATTAGGCTTATTTCCTATCATTACAAACGTACAAAACTTATCTAGCGAGAACGAGATTAAGTACATGGCTACTTGCGAAGTCAGATCATACCAAGACAATAAGTTAGTGTCTGTTGGTATTGCAATATGCTCTAACAAAGAGGGTAGCAAAAAATTCTTTGATGAGTATGCTATCTTATCTATGGCACAGACTAGAGCAGTAGGTAAAGCATTCCGTAATCAGTTAGCATGGTTGATGAAAGCTGCTGGATTTGAAGCGACACCTGCTGAAGAGATGGACTTTGTACATGAAGAGCCAAAAAAACCCTCAAAGCCAGTACAAACTGTTGTAGCTGAGATTATTGAAGAAGCTCCTGATAGAGATTCTATAATGATGGAGGTTGCTAAATGTACTAAGCTAAAGCAATTAACAGATGTTTACTTTACATACAAGCAAACATTTGATGCTGATGAAACATTGATGAAGGTATTAAAAATGAAAAAAGAAAACCTAAAATAAAATGAACCTAACATTATTACCAAAAGTAGAACTTAGTTCTATTGAACCGAACAAATTTGCAATTGAGTTAATCAAATCGCAGATAGTAAATCACTTTACAGAAACTGGTGAGTCACCACTAGAACTGCTCGTTAAGTCAGAGGCTGTTGTACAGCTTTTAGAGGGCATTAGAGCTGATTTAAAGGAGTTAGTACTAGATGAGCTTAGTAAGTATCCTGAAGGCAAGGCTGAGGTCTTAGGAAGCGAAATGGCTAAGTTTGAATCAGGCGTAAAGTATATCTATGACCAAGATTATACTTGGGGCAAGATGAATGAGCAATTAGAATCAATGAGATTTGCTATTAAGGAAAGGGAAAGGATGCTAAGGACATTGCCTACGGCTATGGTTGATCCTGAAACTGGGGAGATGGTACACCCAGCACCTAGAATTAGTACAACAACCTTTAAGATAAACTTAAAGAAATAAAAACCTTACCACCTCAAGATACAAATATTAAATAACCTGGTAGTAATTTATAAAAAACTTGGGGTGGTTATTTTAACTTATGACTATAATTTTAACTATAGCATTTTGGGAATTAGGCAAGACCTTGTTCTATAAACTTATAAACAAATAAACATGATGGAGATTGGAGGACTGGAGAATAATGTTCCAGTAAGGATGATTTATATTGATGATAAAACCGAAGTATTATTTAAATCAATGGCTAGAGCTTCAAGATATACCAATATAACCCAAGACACAATAAAAAAATCTCTTAGTCCTTTATTGAAGATGAGATTTAAGCATAACGATAGGGATGTTATTTTTAGGATAGTTAAGGATAAATAGTATATTTGTCTTGAGTGTCGGATACTCATTAAGAACTTATTGCCCTTGATATGAACCCCCAATCCGACTGGGGGGAATTTGATAGGGCACTTTTATTTTATGAATACAGGAATGATTGTTAAAAGCAGATCGGCTGAAAAGTACACTGCCATCGACAACGAAATTATTAGGAATGTCGAATTAACATTAGAGGAGAGAGGATTATTAATTTATTTACTAAGCATGAGGCATGATTGGGTAGTTTATAAAACTAACTTACATGAACGATTAGGTTGCACTAAAGGTCAACTAGACAGAGTTTTTAAGGGATTACAAACCAAGAACTATATCTTGTCTGTAAAGGTCATAAATGAACTTGGAAGGTTTACTGGATGGAATCATGTAGTATATGATACACCAGCAATCCGAGATGATAAATCACCGAGTTCTATAAATGCCGAAGTCGGTGAAAGTGCCCCTATAAGTAATACTAATACAATTAATACTAAATTAAATTATAAGAAAACTAAGTTTATAAGACCAACAGCTAATGAGATAGACTTATATGCCAAAGAAATAGGCTTTTTAACTCTTGATCCTTCTTACTTCTTAGACCATTATGATTCTAATGGTTGGTTAATAGGTAAAAATCCCATGAAAGATTGGAAGGCTACTGTAAGAACTTGGAAAAGGAATAGTTCTAAATTTAATCAGCAATCTGATGTACCTACAAACAAAATAACTACACAAATAAAACTTAAATAATGACACCTAAACAAAAAGCTATTGAAATAGTAGAAAAATATGAAAAGTATTTATATGATAAAAATACACAAGATGAAGAATGGGTAAAATGTGTAGAATGTTCATTAATCGCAGTAGATGAAATATTAAGAATAATAAATCTTGAAATGCCTGGATGCTGTGAAACGATTGATAGATTTATATATTGGAATAAAGTTAAAAGACAAATAGAAGCATTATGATAGCTATAAACCTACCAAAAGCATTAGATATTGAATCTAATATACTTGGGGCATTACTTTTAGACAAAAGGACTATACCGTTGGTTATAGGTCATCTAAAAACTGAGATATTCTACGATCTAAAGCACCAAAAAATCTTTAACGCTATTAAGGAAATGTATGATACTAATGTATCTATAGACCTTTCTACTGTAGCTCAAAAACTTTCCCAAGACAAGGAAATACAAGATATTGGTGGAGCTTATTACTTATCAAAGTTAACTGATAATGTAATTTCTAGCCATCATATTAACACCCATATTGAGATTGTTATTGAGATGTATAAAAAGCGTGAAGCTTATAAAGTACTTAGAATAGCTGAGAATCAATGTCTTGACAATGATAGTCAATCAATAGATTTACTTTCTGACTTAAATAGTCAACTTATAGGTTTACTTGAATATGGAAATCTATACGAGAAAACCATAACTGATGTAGTTATGTCTATAAACTATGCTCGTGATAAAGCACAAATTGGAGAGTTATTAGGTTTTAATACTGGATTCCAAGAGCTAAACCAAACCATAGCAGGATGGTGCAAACCTGACCTATGTATTATAGCTGCAAGACCTGGTGCAGGTAAGACTGCAATGATGCTTTCAAGTGTTTATCACTTAGCTATCTTAAATAACGTTCCTACGGCTATTTTTAGCCTTGAAATGAGCTCCGAGCAGTTAGTTGAAAGGTTAGAGTCAATAACAAGTCAAGTGCCTTTAAAGAGCCTTAGAACGAATAATTTGAATGATTACGAAAGAAAGGTACTTTTAAAGACGGATGACAAGATAATCACAGCACCCATCTACATAGAAGATACTGGAGGAATCAGTATCTCACAACTCAGAGCTAAGGCTACCATTTTGAAGCAGAAGTATGGTATTAAGATTATTTTCTTAGACTATCTTCAGTTAATGAGTGGACAAGGTAAGGCTAACCAGAACCGAGAGCAAGAGGTTAGTAATATAAGCCGAAGCCTTAAAGCCTTAGCCAAAGAGTTGGAAGTGCCTATTATTGCTTTATCTCAGTTATCTAGAAAGGTTGAAGAACGAGCTGACAAGCTACCAATGTTGTCCGATCTTAGAGAATCTGGAAGTATTGAGCAAGATGCTGACATTGTTATTATGCTTATGCGACCATCTTACTACGAAATGAAAGATTCTGTAGAAATAGGTGGCAAACAGTACAATCCTGATGACTTAGTTATCGTTAAGGTAGAGAAGAATAGACATGGACGTACTGGTAACTTAGCTGTAAGATTTATTGGAGAAACTACCACATTTGAAGACTATAAAATTTAAAACTATGAAAACAGCAATGCAAGAACATTTTGAATGGTTACAAGAGAATCAATTATACTTTGGTATACCTATTGAGGCTATTGATAATGCTGAAGATTTACTTGAAAAAGAAAAAGAGCAGATAATAAATGCTTATAACCAAAATATAACAGGTTTTGATAAATTAGAACAAGAAGAAATTGGATTGAATTGGGCAGAAGATTACTACAACCAAACCTATAACCAAAACAAATAACCTATGAGTAGCTACCAAAAATTTGCTGAAGTGGAATTAAAAGAAGGTGAAGACCTTAACATTGAGAACATGAAAGAACGTATCGTAACTAAAGCATGGTATGATACTGCAAGATTTAATGAGATTACTGACGTTGCAGTTGGTATAGGTATGGGAACTAGAACACTTTACTTTTATGCCAAAAAACTAAAACTACCTAAGAGAAGTGGACTTAAATAGGAACTATAAGAATACTCGTAAGTTCGACATAGAACAAGCTAAGGCTGCTGATGGCACTTACCAAGCATTGTTATTATTTGCTAGGAACACAAAAATCTTGGTCATACAACAGCCAAAAGCCCTAAAGCAAAAGTATATGTGGCTTGAATATGAGAATAATGGTAAGCCTAGTGGTATAGCTGACACAAGAGTAGAGTTCTTTGCTATCAACTTTGACCTTAAAGATAGAATCTACTTTATAAGAGCTGAAATGCTTAGAACAAAGGCAAGAAGGTACTTTAAATGGGGTAAAACTAAGATAGTTGAAGGTGTAAGATATATAAAAGTTCCGACCACAGAGATAATACGTTTCGATTAAATATTGTAATTTCGTTTATATGACATACAAGACAGCAAGTGACTTGACCAAAATGATGCTAGAATATTTAGATAGTCTAGGGTATGAGGTATGGAGGAATAATAACCTAGCAGTTAAAGGAAGGTCTTTTATTGGTAAGAAAGGATTGCCTGACATTATAGGCTATCATAAAAACTATGGTCAGTTTATTGCTTGTGAGATTAAAGCTATTGGTGATCGTTTAAGTGTATCACAGATGGAGTTTTTAACTCACTTAGGAATGTGTGGTGGTACATCAATAGTATGTCAGCAAGTATCAGACGGAACAATTAACTTAACAATATTTTTAGACAATGGCGAAAGCAAAATCAGCATCTGGGACGAGTACAAAGGTGAATTTCGGAACGAGGAAGAAGGGTAAGGCAAAGAAATCATATAATAAACACAGTTCAAGACCAAAAGCATATAGAGGTCAAGGACGCTAAACAACAATTATGTTTCCTCAATTTGAAAAATATTCAATATATCCAAATCAAGGACATTCAATAACAACAAGTAATACAATTATGGAAAATTTAGAATTAGAAAACAAATCAGAAAAAGTAACTAAGACAACTAAACAAGATGTTAAGGTTACTGTAGTACCTAAAGAAGGCAAGTTTGTAACTGCTGAGACTATTAAGTTAGTAGAAGACATCTTAAACGATGGTACTATTGACATTAAATGGAGAGCACAACTTAAAGAACAAGTTAGAAAATACAAAGGTTCACAAGAATAGTTTATAAACCAAAACAAAAATAACATGGCAACGCAAAAAGAGAACTTCTTAGGAAGATGTTTCACACTTAGATCAGCTTACGGATCATTCAGAAAAGTATCATTCGGTCCAGAGGACTTAAAGAAACTTAATGAGTTCGCAGCTACTAACAAAGGATGGTGTTCTATCCTTATTAAAGACAAAAAGAACGCAGGACCTGAACAAAGTGATTTCTATTGTGAAATGGACACATTTAAAGCAGGTGATTTTAAAGGAACAGGTAAAAATCTACCATTTTAATTATGAATAAGAATATTTATAAAGAAATTATTATAAACCTATTACTATTATTAGTAGGTTTGTATCTACCATTTGCATTTATTATTAATAAGTACAATCCATTGGGTTGGGAATGGTACGAAAGACTTTCATACGTTATAGCAGTTGTAAGCACTATAGGATATGCTTCATCTATGTATAACAAAAAGTAATATGTTTTGTTTGTAGTTTAATAAGTACACCCTGCTATTCTTAGTGGGGTGTTTTCGTAATAAAAAACCCCCAGATTTTACCTGAGGGTTAACCAAAACTACACACAATCACACACCACACATGAGAGCTATTTTAATTATGACTATTTCTAGTGTCATAAAACTTTGTCAATACTGATCCGTAAAGGATTGCTTGATACCTTCCAACAAAACTATCTACTGATTCATTCACATAGAAATAATCTTCGTTAGCCATATATACAAAACATCTATCGCTATTTTCATCATCAGCAGTTACACTCGCCACCTGATAGATATTGATATAGGCATCTGATTCTTCTGAGTTGTCTTGGAACTCATAGCTTTCATCTTCCTCTTCGGTCAGTTGTATGATGTGCATTAACATTTGTGATACTATTTTTAAGTACAGTAAGTCGTAATTCTTTTACAATTAACTCAAGTCTAGCTTCTAGGTGAGTCTTTTCTTTCATTAATTGGTTGATCTTAACGTCTGCGTCTCTGTTCATACAAATTTACGATTTAATTGATATTGAAATAAAAAGTGCATACCTTATTGATAATCAATACGATACACACTTTCTTTTATTTACTAAACTATAGTTACTTCTTAGGTAACCTAATAATCTTACTGCCTAGTGGCATTGGTACAAATATAGCAACTCTTCCACCATCTAAAACCACTCCACAACCCAATGTTGGTCTTTTGGGGAAAGGTCGTGAATACTCCATAGCATAGGCATCAATATCTATACCACAACCTACATTCATGCCAAATATCATATCCTTGTCAGATGCACTATAAAGCACACCACCAAAGCTATGTATGTGACCTATGACTGCTGATTGTCGAGCATCTCTTGCTCTATTGATTGCACCTGCTTGTCCTGATGATCCTGTACCATGAGTGTATAGAACACTATCTATTTCCCATTCTAAAGCCCATTTCCAGCCTTTAGGAGCATCCCAAGCTTGTTCATAGGATTTAATAAAACGTTCTGGTAAACCGCTTGTTTGAGCCTTTCTTTTATGAAGGGCTGAGTGGTTACCAATACATACTTTAACAATGGGGAAAGTCTTGTACCATTTGTACATTGCCTCTTGGGCTAAATCTGCTTCTCGACCTGCTCCATGACCGTCAGGCTTAGATTCGTGATAACTGATGGCATGATTGTCAACTTCATCTCCAATATGTACAACCTCAGAACATTGAAACTTATTCGCTACTTCATAGCAAAAGTTCTTGTATCCAGGATGACAAAATGGCTCATGAGTGTCGCCTATTACTAGGACATTTTTCTTGCTCATTATATGTGGTTTTGGTGTTTAGTTTTTGTGGTTAGAATACACAGTTTTATTGTTAACTTTTAAAGCATCTAATATCTGTTTTCTGTTCTTACCTACATTGTAACTTACATGAACCCATCCATAATTAAACTCGTTAATTAGCTGATCAAACTCAAGCTCATATTTTATGTATTCAAAAATCTGCTTATTAGTCACACCTCCCATGCCATCCATATCTAGGTCTGCCGCTTTGCCCTCGCAATGTTGTGAACGTAAACTCCCTCCAATGTAATGATTGAGAAGCTTAGACCTATATCCAGATGATATGTTAATAGGACCAAATTTTAATCTAATTGGTTCTAATACTCTTTCACAAAGTATCTTGATATTCTCTAAATGTTCAGGGGTTGGTTGGTTAGACACACCATGTCTTTTAGCTGATTCGCTACGAGTAAACTCTGCTAAGTTAAAGTGTGCTGATAGTTGCATGATGCACTAAATTAGGACTTTTTATTAAACTGCTTTTTGATGAATCCATACATCTGCATTCCTAACCAACAAATAGTCATCAAATAAACTATAGTTTGTAAAAGTGGATTTAAAACTACTATTTCTAAAATGTTTAGCCATGAAATAGTCATTGTTACTATACCCAAAGGTGTTAAATCGGCATCTAATTGGTCAAAATTGCTCATTATTATTCTGTTATTTCTTATTAAAAATTGTTGTTACTACACTTGCTGACAATAAAGTAGCTGAATACATAAGCAAAGAGTCAAAAGCTGTTTGTGATAATAACGCACAATAGATGCCAATTATTGCACATAACAACGCTAAAATACCAGCAACTCTTTTAGAGCTTACTTCACCACTTCCAGAGAACATATCCTTTATAAACTTAATCATCACTTACCTATTTTAAAATATACACCCAAACCATATCTAATTTGCCTATTTATACCTAAATCAACGTTAAGCCCTATTAGAGCCTTATTTTTGACGTTAAGTGCGATTCCAGGACTTAGTACCTCTAAGCCATTTGAAGGGCTTAAATCGCCTCTAAAGCCCAAATAAAGACTATTCTTAGCTTTAGCTTCCTTAGTGATGGTGTTAACTATGGTTTTTTCGGTTATTTTAGCCTCAAATTTCCTAGATTGGATTTTATTTTGGCTTATAGTGTCGCTTATGACAAAGGTATTAGAATCTACATTAATCGTATCAGAATAGGCATAAGTACGCATATAATCGGATACTATGCGTATAGTATCATGTACGGTATATTGTACAGAATCATGTACAGAATCTATAATAACATAAGGAATCGAGTTTCCTTTCATCCACCTGGTGCTCACATTTGTTTTGTAGACAGTATCAGTTTTTACATATTCTACAATAGCACTTGATCTATGGCATGACTCATATAGCCACACCATAGAAAAAAATGCTAGAATGATAATCAAATAATCCCTAATTGCAGTCATTATTCAGCACCTTCTGGGGATTCATCAATCATTTTTTCAACAATTGGTTCTTCAATGATTGTTAGATTAAGTTTAGCAGCAGCCCAATTATATGCCCATTCATTAGCACTTACACTTGAATCCCAAGTTTGATAGTCAGCACCATCTAAGGTTAAATTACCATCAACTAATACTTGACTAATAG